TTTTTTACTAACTGCTGGCATTAGTCATCTAATTCTATTGGTTTACCACGACTATTTGTAGGGTAAGCTTTTTCTGCTTTACTCAATGCAAATTTTAATGCTGACCAATACTTGTTATTTCCTTCTAACCAATCAATCATTGGTTCAATTTTAAATTCTTTTGTTCCATCAGCATAAACTTGTCCGTCAATAGTGTCTGGCTTTCTTCTGTGTATCGCATCTTTTGGATAGTTTGGAAATACACTTGTTGCTTTGGTATCTAATTTTTTACCTAAATCTTTTAATTTTTTAATTGTATCGTCAAGAGATTTCTGTATATCATTGATTTCTTGTGAAAAGTCAACACTATAATCATTTTTATTGACTTTCATTTCATCTAAACGATTAGAATATCGTGTTGTGATTTTTGATAATTCTCTTAGGTCTTTCATTATATTTTTTTTCCATTTGCCGTTAAATCTATATATTTTACTACCTCAGGTGTATTGTCATCAATTTTTGCACCTCTAATATTTCCTGTTTTAGATTTTAATAGTTTATCTACTATTGATTTTTCAGGTATATTACCTTCAGGACTACTTGTTGGTTTTCCAACACCCTTTGCTAAACTTGATTTCATATCTTCTAATGCCATTATTCACCCCTTATAATATGGTTGATTATATCTTCTGCTTTACAATAATCTCCACAAGTTCTACCTTGTTGATTATTTACTGATTCGTTCATTGGGTGTAGAAATGCTCCGTGTGTTGATGGATTTGACACAAAGTCAAATGCGATTAACTCAAAGTCATCTCCTACTTTTGAAACGGTGTCTCCATTAGATTCTCTAACCATTTCGACACTACCCAATCCTCGTGAACTGATACCTAATTTGATACCATTTTTAAATAATTCTCTTAAAATATTACCACTTGGTGTTGTAAGTATTTCTACCGTACCTACTAAATTATCACCTTCAAAATGTATTTCCTTGACATTGTGAGAAACATTTTGTAAATTAACAACTGAACTATCAGGATGGTCTAATTCACCAAGTGCTCTATTTTGTTTTACAAAATTCTCATCATACTTTTTAGATTCACGAACCAATATCTCTCTTGGATATACTCGTCCGTTTTGGTTTTTTGCTTCTGCTCTTTGTAACACACCCTTAACAATCAACTTTCCGTTGTTTTCTTTCATCGCCTCATTTATTTGAGTCGGTGTAATGCTAAATGGTATATAATCTACTATTACTTGTTTCATATCTGTCCTTAAAATCTAATTATACCTTTTTTCTTTAATAATTTGAAGAAATCTCCTTTTGACATATTTCTCCACTTACCAATAGTTTTATCTCCAAGAACTATATCGGTTCCGTCTAAGTAAACGGAATCCGAATAATCACTTGCCGAATTAGCACCGAGTGCTTTTAATATATCATCTATTTGAAATGTTTTGCTCATACCATCAGTATATCTACCAGCTGCTACTAAATCAAAATCATAAGTCATTTTGTCTTTACTACCTCTTGCTACCATTGCTTTTGCAATCTGTTTTGCTATATCTGGTGTTACTCGGCCTTTGAACGGCTGTTCTTCGTTTAATGAACCAAAAAATCTTTCGTATTGTTCTTTTAAATTTTTCACTTTAAATTTCCTACTTTGTTTGCCATTTTGACTAATCTTTCTGAAATCTTAGTTAGGGCTTTGTGTGTATTTTTCCAATAGTCTTCTGACTTCATTTTTAATTCTGTTTTTAATTTAAGATTCATTTTTACGGTTTTGTCTAATTCGTTTAATGCGTCTCTAATTTCTCTCATTGATTGACCAATCTTTTGTTTTGGTGTTAAAGATTCGTCATTTCTCCAATCGTGATAACGACCTTCACCTAATCTTTGTTTTGTTTTGAAAAAGTGTGCAAGTTTTCCTATATCTTTTTCAGCTGTTAGAATATATTCATAATAATCATTATATTGTCTATCTTTAAGTGTTTTATCACCAATATTATAAATCTTTATATAATCTTTTCTTATTTTTTCTAAACTTTTATGAACTTTTTCTAATGCACTAACTTCTTGTTTAGTGACTTCTTTAACGAATTGTTTTTTACCTTTGTTAAAATTAACACCTTTTGGTTTTTTGTTAGATGCTTTTCTAATATTTGCCATATCATCTAATGTTTTGATAAACTTTTTAGGGTCTTTTTCAAATGCGTTGTATATTTGGTATGATTCTGCAAATCCAAATAATTCATCAAGAGATTCTTGTTGGTCTCTTGATAGTTTTGGGAATTGTGTAAAGTCTGCAAATGGTTGTGATTCGTTTACTTTTTTATATCCTGCAACTTCTGGTTCTTCGTGTCCAACTGAACCACTTGAAAATGCTTTTGGTGTAAAGTAATGACCTGGCCCACCGGGATAAGTTCCAGCGGTGGCAGTTGTTGATGCTTCTTCAATCTCTTCGTCTTTTTCTAATTCTTTGATGACAAAGTTTTTAATATATTCTTTTAATTTAGCTATTTTGTCTTGTTTGGACACTTTTTATCTCCTTAATCAACTCATAATATCTCATCAATGCAACCACATGCTTATCTTTTACAACTTTGCCTTTAACCGCATCATCTGTATAACTAATTGCTTCTGATAGTTTAATTTTTGTAATATTATCATTGACTTTAGGAAGTAATGTCTTTAGAGCTCTTTTGATTTTGACTACTTCTGTATCAATAAACTCTTTTAATGAATTTGTATTGGATACATTGTTGATATATTGTTTCAACAAGTTTCTTTGATTTTCATTTAGAGTTTTATATTTTTTATTAAACTTATCAACTAACAATTGATAACTAAGTAACCTTAAATCTTTATCTTGCTCAGAATATTCACTTATATTCTGTTTTTTTACTCTTGATTGTTTAGATTGAGTAATGTGTTCAGTAATAGTGATTGATGAATCTGTTTTTTGGACTGGCCCAAAGTCTTCTTTACCTACTTCAGTCTGGAAAACACGATATACTGATGCCATAACTTTAAAATTAGGAATACGAGTGTTGAAAAACTCTTTTATATCATAGTTTTCTTTGATTGTTTTGATTAGGTTGTATTTTTCGTTTGCTAATCTACGATTAGACAATTTTCTACGACTTTTGACTACTGCTTCTACTAAAGAAGATGCGTGAGTCAAGTTTTTGTATTTTTTATTCAATAAGATTGAATATAATTCGTATTCTTTACCTAATTCAGTATTTTTATTAAAGAATTCCTTAAATAATTTAACTGACTTAGGATTTTCTGTATCATTTATCACATCAACTGTTATTTGACGAGATAAAAGTTCATAAAGAATACCTGTATTCTTTATCTTATTATGTTTAACATAAGACATTTGAGCTCCAAAGTATTTTTGTGTATTTTATCAATAATAAATATAAAACTTTTGAGAAATCGGTATTATTTATCTCCGTTTTCTTCTTTATATTCATCATATTCTTTTTTCATTTCATCTACTTGGGTAGTTTCTTGTATTATGTCTTTTGACTTTTTACCCA